ACCAATGACGCTGATACATTAACCAAGTTTCTAGCTGCTCTATAGCAGTCATATCATTTCTAGTTATAGCTTTATCTGGTGATTTAATAGGAAAACTAAAGACTGTAGTAACATCTGACTTGTAAACGTCAGGTTCGTTAGGAATACCCATATCCTTCATCATTGCCGTAAGAGGGTCTTTGTTATCGGCTCTAACAGTTCTAATGTAATAATGTGAATGTCGTGCGTGGATACCAGAGGCAGAGTCAACGAGTTGGGAAACTGTACCTGACGGTTTAACGCAACTGATAGCTGCTGAAGGTGGTATACCCAACCTATCAGCCCACTCAGCGTTAGTAGTAACAGCAACATTACGTAGAGCTTCAAGGGTCTTCTCCAATCCTTTATTCGCTGATGTCATAAGAGGGTTGTCCATTATCCCTGTCAGTGACACACCCAGCAGTCTCTCTTCCTCTGTATTTCTCTTCCACACTTTACGCAAGTAGGGGAAGTGGGTGTATGTCGATTGTATAGTTCCCAGTATTGTTGCCAAACGGACTTTTCGCTCCAGATCTCTGTAAGTATCCGTAGCCCTGATAACAACTTCTGTAAGATTACAGAATTGATACGGACGAAGTATAATTTCAGAGCATGGATTAGTTCCAAACTCATGATTAGGATCTCTTCTGCCATACTTAGCAGCTTGATTCTTAGATGCTTCACGATTGAATAACCCTCTTTCACCTGACTTACTTTCTATTAACGATAACCACTCTCTCATAAAAGTCTCAGAGTCTGGTTTCTCTGTATAAGAAACAGAATTATTTGCTAAAGCTCTATGTGGTGAAGTTTCCCACCACTGACCTGATTTAGCATGACGCATACGATCATCAGATAGATTGGATAGAGAGATCATGGCGCTGCGTCTTACACCACCTACAACAACTATCTCTCCAATCTTACACATTAGATCGTGACACTCTATACTAGATAGTTTACGTCCTTGTGCTTCTTTAAATATACTGACAGTGAAGTTGAATAGATCTACTAGAGGAGCTGATCCACTAGCTCTACCACCAAAAGTCATCAGTCTAGCACCAGCTGGACGAACCTTAGAGACATCCCACTGAGGTATCTCACCAGCCCACAAGAGAGCCAACACTTGTCTAAACGCCTTAGCCCAGCCTTCCTTACTGTCCTTTACCACAATGGTAGTATCACTCTGGAACAGTTTAGGGACTTCGGGAAGCTTGCTAATGAACTGTCTTTCGACACTGAAACCGACACCAGTTCCACAGAGAAGTATGAACATAGCCTCATCGAAGGACTTTGGGTCATCTACAGGTAAGTAGCTGCAGTTATATCCAGATGTATTATCTCTGTCTAGAGCAGCACCAGCAGTCATCATAGCTCTCATAGAGGGTGTAATCTCTAGGCCAAGTATAGCATCTCTTAGTTCATTGTAAACTGCATAATCTATATCCTTACCTACGACATTATCCATATATCTTTCTACTGTCTCTGACCAAGACTCTCTTCCTTTGCCATCAAAGTATTTTGCATATCTAGATTGATGAATGAATTGTTGGTAGTAATCCATACCATAGTTATCTTTTTTATCCATCAGTTTCTCTCCCTCTTCCTCTCATGGTTTTGTCACAATCTAACCAAATAAGTCTATCGATGTCAGATCTGTTTATGCCTATGTCATTCAACTCTTTATCGGTTAGTTTATTAAGTTCTTTTATAGTCTCCCTATGTTGTCTCCTTGTCTTTATGTATAACCATAATCTCCAGATCCAATCATGCCAATTTAATCTCATATTATCTCTCATCGTTTATCACCACTTCCTCTTAATACGTTACGATTCTCTCTATCATCTAATTTACATACGTTATTTGATACTACATCAGTAAGGCTACTCCCTAGATGGTTAGCAATAGCTGTTAGATAAAATAGAACATCACCTAGTTCTGACTCTATCTCTTCTGTTTCAAATCTGGTAGAGTCTCTAATCAATTTCTTAATCTTCTCTGCAACCTCACCAGCCTCTCCAACGAGACCAAGTGTATTCTCCACTAACCTGTCATTACCTTTAGTTAGTATTTTGTTCTCTACCCATTGTCCATATTCATCTGTATTCATTATATTTCCTCTGCTGTTATTTGAGTTACCTGTACATCATCTAAATCATACAAAGCATCTTTAACCATTTCTTTCACAGAGTCTGACTTACTTTGATGTAAGTCAAAACCCTCAAAAGACATTTGATCAATGCCAAAGTAAGAACTAGTTGGATCAATCTTAAGTCTAACTATTACTTCATATTCCATTGTTAGTCTCCTCTTATCTTGCTATCTATCTCTTCATCCATATGTCCGTCTAAGTGTGCGTAAGCTGACAAACTGGGGTTCGAAATAACTGTTTTCGACACTACGTAAGACCACGACTCCTTTCCACCAATCATGGTTGGATTGTCCAGCCCATCCTTCTTCTTTACCTTTGTAGCACCCAGCCACAAGCCCAATAGCCCCTGTAGAACCAGCACCATCCTTAAAGTAAAGATCACGTTTATGAGTGTGACCAACAACAGCAGAATTGTAGCGGTGTTGGATAAGTGCATATGCATGGTGTATACCAGCAATAGGACGAGACATGTTACCACTAGTGATGTAATGTGCGTAGTCAACGCCATCATAACTAACAATTTTGGGGGCAGAGTATTCGTACTCGTGATACTCGTCAAAGAAACGATTAACCTCAAGATGCTTGAAAGATATTCCATACTTATCACCTTCTAAACGTGGATCATGTTCAATAGCTGTTTTAATTCTGTGTTCATGGTTACCTTCAAACCCAAAGAAAGATGGACGCTTACGTTTCTGTTTCTTAAATTTAGACCTAATACGATCTTGAGCATCAAGGTAGCAGTCTATGTCAGCTTGATAGTTCTGAGCCACAACTGCTGTTGGTTTACGAGAGTCAAAGCTGTTGAGTGATTTCATATCAGCTCCATCTCCTAAGTCAATTACATAGTCAGGACGTATGTCGTACAAGAAGTCACCTAACCAAGAGAACCTACTATTGTCTGACTCTGGATTAGCATGAGCACAACTATACACCACAACTGTTTTGGGTTGGGTTGTCATTTTATTTCCTCTATCCATTCTTGAGGTATTACTTTATCAGCATACAGAAAACCATGTTTATCACACCAATCTCCATAGCAACTCTTAGCTCCTTTGTATAGTTTTGTTTTAGAGTTGTTGAATACAAACCTTATGTCTAAATCAGGGTATTGGCTTTTTATTTCGATATGTTTACGTCTGTCTGTTGATATAAATCTACCTTTTGTTTCTATTATAATACCATTGCTTAGTATTTGAAAGTCTGGGGTATATGTCCTGTGCCTGAGATCTACCCATTTAATTTTAAACTTTTCATATGTGAAGTCTACACCACGATCAGTAAGGTCTTTTGCTGTAACCTTTTCTAATCCTGATCTATAACCTTCTAATATCCCCTTGAACCTTTGCCTACTCAACCCAGTTTTCCTCCTCATATACTTTGGGAAGACTAACTACTTTAGTTAAGTAAACAGCACCAGTAGAGTACACAAACTTACGAGCTGTAGGGAAGCAAGCTTTTTTGAACTCACAGTATGAACACTGTATATCTAGTTTCATATTAGGAGAAGTTTTACCTTGTTTAACAGGACTGAAGCCTTTCTTGGGTGGTGTTTTCTTAGCCACAACATCTTTGATAGCTTCAACTTCTTCTTCTTTAGTCTCTATCTCTTTAGTAAAGTCATAGGTATCTAAGCAGATGTGACCGTTTACTTTATCTATAACAAGGAATGCACCGTGTGTTTTATTAGTAACCAGTGGATCATCTTTAGCTGCGTAGACATATGAAGATAGTTGAGAGATGTATCCAAAAGGATCATTGTCTCTAAGCTCACCATTTTTAAACTTCTTAAAAGAATAAGGTGATGCTGATTTAACATCGACTGTCATACCGTCAATGACTGCATCTCTACTACCTTTAATACCATGAGCATCCATTCTATCTTGCTGCCCCATAACAGTATGTCCAGCCTGTTTTGCAATACTTAGAGCAAGTTCCTCTATTATGTCACCATAGGCAAACTTAAGTAGTGCATTAGCTTTGAGAGGTATTGCTAGTTCTGACTTGTTTACCTTGTACCATAGCTTACGATGACAGGGTGTTCCAAGTGCAGACATAGACAGATTAGTACGTGGTGTCTGTGGCTTACTAAATCTATCTTTAATAATCTTAGCTATACCCATAGCCATATTGCTGTTAACAGCTTCATTCCAGTCACCTAAACCTTTGATGACATTCTCCATATCTGCGACAAGAGTTGAGATATCCTTGACTTTGTAGCCTTTATCCCAATTATCTATATCTTCTTGTGTTAACATTGTTTTATCCTAGATTAAATAAGGAGAGCCTAAGCTCTCCTAGACACTGTTGAGATGTGCTACACATTCTTAAAAGGGTACTTCTCCCATCTCTTGTTTGGCACTTTGAGTTACACCAGATGTATAATCTCTTGGTTGGGGTCTAGAAGGTGTACCACCACCACTTCCTTCAAATGGAACATGGTCTATAACTTGGACACCTGATAGCCTACATCCTTTACCCATCTTGGTATCGTAGACATCTAGGAATACTACACCTATCGAGCCATTACCGATAAGACCATCACTATCTGAACTCCAAGCAGAGCCATCTGGTCTAAAGACCTCTGGAACACCCCCAGCCCAGTCTCTACCAAACTTGTCCTCAAATGGACGTTTGAACTTAACAACTGTACCCCTACCTTCTGGGTCAGGCTTGCCTTGCTTACGAACACCAGCGTCTTTCATAAGTTTAAAGTTATCTTCATCCATGATAAGATCTACGGAGCAAGCACCATTTGTTTCTTTATCGTAGTCACCCATATCACGATTACCTTCGAATAACTTTGCCCAAGTGATGATGCCGTTTAGTTCTATAGTTGTTGTAGCCATTTAGTAATCTCCTTTTTTAGATTAGACCTATATTATATCATACTTTTAGTATGGTGTCAAGTACTTTTAGTGAGTTTGTTTCCAATTCTTACCAATATCATAAGAGCCTGGAGTTGGTATCTTAAATCCTAAGTCTTGTCCAGTTTCTAACATAGTTGAAGCAACCAGCTTACCTAGATGTTCAGCTTCATCCTTAGAGCCTTTTACTTCTATCTGTAGCTCATCGTGAATAAAACCTACGAGCTTGAAGTTGATACCTTCAGCCCTAGCTTTCTTATGAAAGTTGACAAGAGTATGTTTCATTAAAACACTTTCACCAGACTGTAGTAATCCAGCAAGAACCTTATACTCACTAGGTACTTTTACTTTACGTCCATCATATCCTTTGAAGTAACCTTTGTCACCTATTGCAGGTATCATTTGACGTTTTAGTAGATAAAGACCATCTATTGATTTCTCAAAACGATCTCTAGCACTAGATGCTTCATTCCTATCAACACCTAATATCTGAGCTGTCTTATCTACACCAGCTCCTAGTAGCCAAGCATATATGAAAGTCTTAGCCATATCTCTTGTACCGTTAGGTACATCAAGAGCTTTCTTATTTACGTTATGTATGTCAGTTTCATTCTCCTTCTTTCCTTTCATTATAGCCATAGCATATTGATCTGCATTGAAGTGTCTCCATAGGTAGTCAGCAAGAACACGTAGTTGTATGCCATCAGCATCACAACCTACTAGATAACTACCATCTGGCACTGTCCAACATTCTCTCATAAGACTGTCGTACTTACCCTTAACCTCATCAACTGCTGTCTTTGGATCTCCATGAAAAGGTGATGGAATATTAGCAGTGTTAGGTGATTTGTGTGAGCATCTACCTGTCCATGCGCCTACGTTATTGATACTACCATGTATACGTCTGTCACTTCCTACCTGACCCAGCCACTCAACGAGTGAGCTTCTACGTCCTTCTAGTGTGAGCCACTTAGCTAGACCCTTTGCACTTGACGGTGCATTACTTGGTAGTGTTGCTAAGTTTTCTTCTGAGCAAGTGAAACCATATTTAGATAGGTGTTTCTTCTTCTCGTTGTAGAACTCTTTACTCATACTAGGTATCTTAGATCCGTATGGGTCACCTATCTTTAACCTGTCAAACTTCTGATGAGTTTTAGTTCTATCAAAAGGTTTCCAGTTAGCATCCCATAGGACATCTACACGATCTTTTGGAGATGATGGTTTAAAAGGCACATAGTCGTAACAGATAAGCTCATCACCTACCCTGTTAGTCATAGCATACTTTTGTTTAGCGTTAATAACAGTGGCATACGGTTCACCATTATCTTTAGTGCGATACTTGACAGAATGTACAGGTAATAACTTAGGTGGAAAGTCCTCTTGAAACTGATCCTCTAAGTCTGTCATCTCAGTGGTTATTGAGTCAAGTAGACCCTCAGCTAAGTTAGTATTGAACTCAAAGCCATAGTGCTTAGATCTAACTAATTCTATCTGTAAATCATGTTCAACTCTGAGTGACTTAGACCAATCCTTATCATAGATAATAGGTGAGAAGTGATTGAACAAAGCCTCAGTAGTGTCAAGGTCACCACGCCAGTATTCGATCATCTCATCAGTAAGAGATGAGAAGTCTTTGAAGTCTCCTTTGTGAACGCCTAGCCGTATACCCCAACTCAGCAAAGAGTGTGGATTCTTACCACCTTGAGGTGTCAGTATGTCATAATTAACCATACGAGATACAATAAGAGTATCTATGACTTTAGTGGGGTCTATCCTCTTATCTAAGAACTTGTTAAGATGGATGAGATCAAACTGAATGAAGTTATGACCCACCATCTTATCAAGACTCAGATGCCAATCTGTAGCAGCTTTACGTGCCACTGGATCTTTATGTATGTTCTCGAATTGAAAAACCTCACCTGTATCTAACATCTTACCACCACAAAGCCATATGCTATCTGGATTTTCTAATCCATCGGTTTCAATGTCTACAGTTGCTATACGCATTAGTACTCCATTTCATCTAAACTAAGGTGTAATAGTTTTATTTCATCTTCTAGTCTATCAGCCAAATCAGTGTTACCTTCTTCTATGGCTAATTTCATAGCATACTCTAACTCAGTTAGCTGTCTCTCAAAGTCTTTGAAGTCTTCTTCAATTTGATCAATATCAGCTAAGTCGCTGTACTCTTCTTCAAAGTCATAGTAGTCATCAGTAACATTAGTATCTGATGTATATAGATCATAGTCATCATCATCATACATTGGTGGTCTAGACATCGAATGCTACCTCCTTTAATAAAGTTGTTTTAGTATCGTAAAAGATAGAACCAGCTCTTCCTAAATTAGCAAAAGGTCTATTCTTGTCCACGATAAAGTGGGTTGTATTACGCTCTACATCATCCTCTGATTCGACATCTCTGACTAGTTTCATACAGATGATAGCCTCCTCTTCTAATGATCCAGCATACTTAGTTCTTCCATCATCATTCACCTGAGAGATAAAGATGACACCTATATCTAGCTCCTTACATAACTGTGCCATGCGAGAGCCTAAAGCAGTGAGCATAGATGTTGCATTATCTACCCCAGACTGCGATAGATAGGCTAATCTCTGGACATGATCTATGAAGACATATTCGACACCATACACTGTTGCCGCTAATCGAACATAGTCTAGAAGTTTCATAGGATCATCAGATGATCTTAACGCAAACATAACTGTTCTATCGTTGTCAGCCATACGTTGAGCTGCTGCAATCACATCTCGCTCATCTATACCATTGGCTTTAGCGTCCTCTCTAGTTCGTACATTAAGACCTAGCTCGTATGTAGCCATAGCTCTATAGGTGTTAGAACGCATTTCTTCCATATGAACTAATCCTATTTTAGCATCAGAGTTCTTCAAAAGACCACACTCAAAGTATCGAACCATCTCGGTTTTACCACCACCTCTCGGTGCTTTAATAAAAGTAAGTCCACCCTTAACAAGTCCTCTAATTTTGTTGTCGATACCTGAGTGTCCTGTAGGTACGTATCCGTATGGATTTTCGGATAGTATAGTTTTCTCTACATCAAGGTCACCCATGTAGAAATTATCTGGACTAAACCTTTGAGGTTTTTTAGCTGACCACATGAGGTCATTACCATCACCAGCCATGAGAAACTCATTAGCATCTTTGTGCTTGGACATGGCTACATAATAGAACTTATCAGGGAATACTTCATACAATTTTTCAGCAGCTTGTTTACCAGCTTGATCTAACTCACCAGCATACACTATCTCTTTAAATGCATTCATGTACTCATAGTTTGTCTTGATGAATTGGTCACTGATAGATGCAGACGTTAAAGACTTAACAGGAAAACTTTTACCTAGTATCTCGAATAGAGATGCTGCATCAAACTCACCCTCTGTTAAGTATAGTCTGTTGCTTGTACCAGCATTGAAGTCAGCACCGAATAATTCATTCAATGCTCCTCTGTCTTTCAGCCAGAACTTCTTCTCATTATATCCTCTGTACTTCACGTTATTAGGATATCTGAAAGCATATCGTACTGGTGTATCGTTTTCATCTAGTTGTAGTTGAATACCATACATCTCGCATACATCAGGTGAAATACCCCTTATGCCCTCATAAGTACATGATGTAATTTTTATTTGTTGCACTCTCTTTCTCTCCTTCATTGGATAATCATCTCTAGCCCAGTCAAAAATAGGAGCGCGATTTGGATAACCGCGCCCACATGAATGACATTTACCTATTTGTTCTGTTTCATTCCAGCTGAATGCATCGCTTGACCCACATTCGGTAAATGGACATGGTAAATGCGACCTGTTCATTGCACTCTCCTTTGAATTGTTTTGACAATTGTATCATAGTTTCTTCCATGATGTCAAGTATATTTTAAAATTAATTTAACATTTGTAGTTAAATGCTGTATTGTATATTTTTTTAATGCTGTCGTCAAACCTCTTATCACTAGCAAAGGTTCTAATTGCTTCTAATGCTTCATCAATAGTTAGACCTTGCTCAGTAATTTCCTTAAGTAATCTGTGGCTCACTAAACCTTTTTCATCATCACTCATTTCTTTGTATCCTTTCTAAGAACCTCTACAATACGCTCTAGTCTGTCTATCCTATCTTCAGCACTCCCTAGAGCGTCCTCTAACTTACCTACTCTTCTTAAAAGACTATCTACTTCACTCATGTTAATCCCCTATGTTCATTGGTGCATATACCTCACCATTATACTGTGATCCTGTTTTATTTGTACCATCCTCAACCCCAAAGTTACACATGGTTAGTAATATAAAACAAGCCACGATCCACCAAAATACTTTCTTTGTCCATATGATAAAATTTTCAAATGTTGTTTCTGCTTCTTTCTGTGCTTCTTCTTTTGGCGTCATCTGTTAAACCCTCTACTTGTATGTTGTATTTGTGTGATTGTTTCTTCTTCCCAACCATCTTGGATTGATCTACAAGATTCTTTTGGACATGAGACATGATTGGTTGCGTTAAAATATTCTTTACATATTGGACATTCTATTTCTCTATATCTTCTCATTGTTATCTCCTAAAACATGGGGTTCATCATGCTGAATATTTTATACCATGATGCACCTTCTAATGCCAACCACATACCCACAGGCACACCCAGTATAAATATTATACAAACTAGGAAAGCCCATCCTAGCCCTTTTGTCGTACAATACTGCTCACTCATACCCTGTTACCTCTCAACGCAAAGAATAAACCACCAACCCACAGTAACACGTGCAGATTATCATACAATAGAACATCAGTCAAACTGCTAGGCTCACCTATCCATATTACACCTGTCATTATACAGCACATTACGATACCACTAAATCGTGTAATGGTATCAAAAATCCAGTTGACTAGTAGCCCACCAAACAACAAACCCATACCTGCGCCTAGCTCCCCATATGCAGCAAACCACCACACAATATAGGGTAAATCAAAAGAACTTGCGTCCTCCAATGTTACAGGTAGTTTTGATGCTCCCTGTTGTATAAATACAATAGCCAACGGCACTCTCAGTAGCCAGTGGCTTAAACAAAAATCTGGTATCCATTTCATACTAAGTACCTCTCTGTTTTGTTGTACAATAATATTCACTCATCGATTATACGCCTGTAATGCTGCCCATGAGTCAGGGTATAAGTTACCCATCTCAGTGCTAATATAGTTAGCAACCAAACGTGCCTCTTCCTGTGCATCCTCACTCTGTCTTAGTCTGCACATATCTGACCAAGCATCTAGACTACCAGACCAGTACCATTCTGTCATCGTGCTTTGTGGCAATACCATACGTGCTTGCTCTGGTGCTACACCTTGCTCAAGTAAACCTTTGTATGCCTTGTTACACCACATCTCATGTTTTGCTAACGTGCTGATGGTACGATAGGATATAGAAACTTCTCCACTGCTCCCCTGTTTCTTATCATCAGCTCTTCCTCTCCATGAGCTAGGTGTATAGTAGGTAGGGTCTTCATCAACATATCTACGACTAACCTCATTCCACCTTAAGAACTTATGCTTTACCAATTGTCTTGCAACGAACACAGGTGCTTTCACATGAAATGTAGTAAAACAATGACCAAAGGGTGACATATGTTTGTTACGTGCAAGGTATGATATAAGTATACTATCATTTACAATAAGTTTATTATCATAGTCCCACTCACTTTTCTTATTAAAACTGACACGAGCAGAGTTGACTACAGTCAAGTCACTGCCCATGTTATCAATTAATGTTACGTCTATCATTTTTACTCCTTATAAAAAATGTGTGACCCTAAAGTTACAGTTTGTTCGTAGTGCTTACTCCAGAATGGACGCACATAATTTGCATGGTAGTAGACAGAACCATTGGTATTGTCCTTGACATATCCACGTAGTACATTATGTGCAACAACTTTAGAAAATGCCCATGCTATTTCATCCTTTGGTTTATCTGACTTACCATCACAGTACCAACTAAACTGACACTTACCTCTACCTTTTTCCAGACCTTGATATATCACAGAACAGGCATTGTCAGGGAATTGGTCACTAGCTACACGATTAAGCACGACATGAGCCACACCTACCTGACTTTCCAATGGCTCACTACGTGCCTCATAGTACACGTTAAGTGCCACACACGTAAGCATCTCAGCTATCATTGTGTATACTCCTCTATATGACAATCTATGACTGTCCAATTAATACCAAGATTGGCATCGTGACGGTTCTTAATTGTATGTAGTACATCCAATGCTTTGTCTCTACTCATTGTTATACCCAACTCTTCACACCTTTCTAACACGTCATCTACATGCCAAACTATTTCAATCTGTTCTGATAAACTCACTCTTCTATCTCCTCATCTTTTATTGTTTCAACATTAATAATATCAAAATCTTTTGCTCTGTCATATCCAATATCATACTTAAACTCATCCCTAGCTTTCCATTTAGCTTTTTGTCGATCCTCAGCTTCAACTCCATATGTATACGTTAGCGTTTCATGAGGTGCAAAAGTTACTGCATAATACTTCATTCTTCTATCTCCTTTCCTTTATGCTTCTTCTTTCTAGGCACTACACCTTTCTTTCGATCAGGTATAGCTCGTTGTTTATACTTTGGTTGCCGAAGGTCTTTTGCCATCGGGTTTTTAATGTATCGGTCCTTCATACCAGTCATCCCAATCTACCTCAAGTTCTTTGTGGAATCTAATATCAGCAGCCATTAAAAAGAAAAGAGCTGCTAGCTCCATTCCATACTCATCTTGAATTACACCATCTGCAAATAGCTTCCCATACTTCTCAAAAGTTTCTATGGGTATTTGCCTTTCTTTTTTCTTCATTGTCTTTGTCTCCTCTCCAATGCAGACTTTGCGGTTTTTAAACTAAATTTATTATACGGATTTAGACTGGTCACGTTCTTATGACCAGACACAGATTGTATTGCCAGATGATCAACTCCACTCTCAATCATTTGTACAATCGCAGTCTTACGCAGATCACCTACTCTCAGCTCGTCAGGAAGACCAGCAAGAGCTTTAACTGCTGCCAGTAGTCCAGTCATCTGAGAAACTGTTAGAGGTCTGTAAGCACCGTCTGAGGCTCTGTGATGAGGAACTACATATGGTTGAAAGTCCCAGTCACCTTTTTGCTCAGTGAGCATAGCAATTAAGTTAGGTGGTATTGGTAATTCTACCTCAG